TGCTGGCAGTTGCTGGCCCCTGTTGTTGCTGCAAACGGAGGATGGGTTTTATTTAATAGCACTCCGAGAGGAAACAACCACTTTAGACAGCTTCTTGAAGAAGCAAAAACGCATCCTAAAACTTGGTATTGGAGTCACGAGTCGGCAAAGACGCTCGGTGTTTTATCCCCAGAGACGATAAGGTCGCTTAGGGATGAGCTAAAAGACGAGGCGCTTTTTCAGCAGGAATTGTTCTGTTCCTTTGATTCTCCAATGCAAGGAGCGTTTTTCTCTTCGCAGATGAAGTATTTGGAAAGGCACAATAGAATAATGACGTTGCCGATCGACCCTACGCTTCCTGTTGATACTTGCTGGGATTTGGGGATGGACGATCAGACAGCTATTTGGTTTATTCAACCGCACCGAGAAGAGTACCGTATTGTTGGCTACTACGAATGTAGTGGGGAAGGTCTGGCTTATTACGCTCGTTATCTTAAAAACTGGGCAGCAGATAATAATATATCATATGGAAAACATTATGCCCCACACGATATCCAAGTAAGGGAGCTTTCTGGTGACGGAAAGTCCCGTAGGGAAGTAGCCGCTCAACTCGGTATTAAGTTTATCGTTGTTAAGAGACACTCTGTCGAAGACGGTATTGAAGAGACTAGGAATTTTTTACAACTGTGTTACATAGACCCTCAAAAAACAGGCAGAGGATATGATGCTCTACGAGCTTATTGCAAAGAATGGGATTCCGAAAGACAAACCTTCAGACCAAGACCCTTGCACAATTGGGCCTCTCACGCCGCCGACGCTATTCGGCAATACGCAATGGGCCGCAAGCGAGCTAGATCCGACTCCGATGTCAACCCTGTCTCTTACAGCACTGACTACTCTATCTTTGGGTAAAAAGTGGTCTCTAATGGAGGAAGCAGAAGCTTTACATAAGATATACGGGGTAGATTTCTCTTTGTGTTTTAACTATTTCTTCTATTATGGCTACTTATTTAAATCCCCCGATTATTTTATTATGGGAGAGGAGGCGGTAAGTCATCAGTTAGGAGAAGTTGTTTGGTATATTTGGTATGCAGCGTATAGGGGAAAATCTGGAATAAAAGACTTGATTAAATTACTTCCGTATGATCTACCATATATAGCGTTTTCAAGACCTCTTCGCGGAGACCTTGACAAGTCGAGAGTTCGGTACTATTCTCTTGAATCACTGAGGCGGAGATTTGCGTAATGTATTTTTGGAAACTATTTATTAAAAACAGTCTTTTTTATTTTGGCGGTGGCGGTGGAAGCAGTTCCTCTGTTGCCTCGCCCGTTGCCGCCACTCCCGCTGCGGCAACTCCGATTAAAGACGCTGGCGTTACAGCCTCTGTGGTAAATCCTTTTGAGTCGGTAAAGCGTAAGAAAACAACTCAGTATCTTGGAAGCACTGATGACTCCACTGCTTCTTCTGATTCTTCCTCTTCTCAAACTCTTGGCACTGGAGCAAGTACTGTAGCTTAATATGGAAGAAGACCTAATACAGTTTCTTAAGAGACGGTTTTCAGAACTGCAACTTAAGCGTTCTGGATTCAATAATCAGTTCTCAGACCTTCAGAAGTTTGTGCGTCCCGACTCTTCCAGTTTCACAGCAATGGGAGCCGTTAATTCCAAGGGTGAGTCTACTTGGAATGACATTTTTGACTCTACCGCTTGTTGGGCTGCGGAGCAGTTTGCAAACGGTATGCATAGTTCTGTCACAAACCCCACTGATCGTTGGTTTCAAATTAATTTACTTGGAGGAAAAGATGCCCCTCTTCCTAGGCACATCCAGTCTTATCTGGACGACACCTCGGATATAATGTATTACCACCTGTCTCGTCCGGAAGCTAACTTTAATCCGACTCTTCACGAGAACTACTTGGACCTTGGTGTTTTTGGAACGGACTGCGCTTATCAGGAGTGGAACTATGAGAAGTCTACTCTTTTGTTTAAGTCTGTTAGTTTGGGAGACATCCATATGGATGAAGGATACGACGGAACAATTGATACCGTTTTCCGTAAGAAAATTATGACAAAACGTCAGGTCCTTCAAGAGTTTCCGGCAATGTCAGAGAACGCTTGGATTAAGACTAAAAAAGATGATTCTGAAATTGAGGTCATACATTCAGTGTTTCCTAGAGTAGAGTGGAAGTATGGGCTAGCAGGTAAGGATAAACCATTTGCTTCTGTTTACTGGGTTGCTGAAGCGAAACTTGTCTTGGCCGAAGGTGGCTATGACTCTTTCCCTTACCATATAAGTCGCTGGACAAAGCAGACAGGCGAGGTGTTTGGTCGTGGCCCGGGAATGTCCGTTCTTCCTTCCATCCGCCTTATTAATTTAATGAAGAAGGAGTTGATAATTTCGGCTCAGCTTGCAAACAGGCCTCCGCTCATAGCTGATGAAGACTCTCTTTTGATGCCTGCCGGAAAAAAGAATTTTTCACTTGTTCCGGGATCTTTGCTTTATAAGACTCTTGGTTCTGAACGTCCTGAAGCACTCAACTCAGGCTCTCAGCCTCAACTTACTCAGGAGATGATTGATAATGAGCAGTCGCGTATTACGCAGGCGTTCTATGTTGACTATCTACTTCGTCAGAGAAAGAAAGAGCGTCAGAGTGTTTTGGAGATACAGGATGACAGGGGTGAAATGATGCGTCAGATGGCCCCTATGTGTGGACGAATTGAAACTGAAAAGTTAGGCCCACTATTGGCTCGTTCTTTTTACCTCCTAAACAAACACAGGATGCTTCCGGAGATGCCTGAAGAATTGGTAGGCACACACTTTGCAATATCTTATACGTCCCCTGTAGCCCGTGCCCAGATTGGAGCTAAAGGCTCTCAGTTTTCTGGATTCCTCCAAGATATCACTCCGTGGGGTAATATCTTCCCATCCATGCTGCAGAAACTTGATGATGATTTCATTCTTCGTCAGATGGCAGAATCTAGAAGTCTTCCGGTTAAAACAGTTCGTTCTCCGGAGGAGATTCAGCAAATGCAGCAGGCGTCGCAGCAGCAGCAGCAGCAGCAGGCCATGACGGAGGCGGCACCACAGATTAGCAAGGCTATGAAGGACGTTGCGGAAGCTAGACAGATTGACCCCTCCATTGCTGGAATGCTTGGATAATTTATGGAAGCTATTGATAAACTAATTGAACGTAGGAACCTCAAGTTGTGTCTAAATCAACTTGAGGACGACCCTAATTTTAAGTTTTTTCTTGCATGGCTTTGTAGAGAGTGCGGGGTAACAAAACCACGTTTCTCTAAAGATCCTCAAGAGATTGTCTGGAATGAGAGCAAGCGTCATCTTGCAACAAGCGTTTTAACAATGCTCGGGAAAGATATAACTGACTATATTACCGAGGAATCGAATAAGTAAACTATGCCAGAGTCAACACCAACAACTACTCTCGAATCAACAGCCTCAGTTCCTGCCGGAGCAACCCCAGAAGCTAGTGGGTCCTCTGCAACATCTAATGTTGCTGCCCCAATACCAACTTCTACCCCTGTGCTGGGTTCTGTAGCTCAAACCCCCCCTGCCGTAGCTGCTGCTACTTCTTCAGCAGCCCCTGCGACGTCATCGGATGCGGCCACTACAGATAAATGGAGGGAGTCTATTCCTGCAGAAATACGAACAAATCCGTGTTTTGCAAATGTAAAAGATGTTTCAGATTTAGCAACTCAGTTTGCGAATGCGCAGAAACTTATTGGAGTTGAAAAAGCTCCGATCCCTAAAGCCGACTCTCCCAAGGAAGTATGGGATGCTTTTTACAAGGCCGCTGGGCGTCCTGACACCGTGGAAGGTTATGGTGAAATTAAGCTTCCTGACGGTATAAGCATTGTGGATAAACCAGCCTTGGACTCCTTTACCAAGTCTGTCTTTGATAAAGGGCTTAGTAAGCAGCAATATGACGCTGTCGTCGGCAGCTACTTGGAGTTCGTTCAGAAGTCGGGCAAGGCTCAAGAAGCTTCAGTCAGTAGCACTATTGCTACGGGAATGAAGAGTTTGTCCTCCGAGTGGGGGTCAAAGTTTACGGAGCAGATGCAGGTGGCTAATGATGCTTTTGACTCTCTTGCTGATCCGGAACTTAAGTCTTTGTTTGAAAAAGATAAGGTTCTTGCAAATAATCCAAGCGTAATAAAGTTGTTTGCCAAACTTGGAACAGCTATGAAGGAAGATACCCTTAGAGGTGGTAGCTCCGCATCTGTTTCTTTGTCCCCAGATTCTCCTACACACGCCCTCCAGATGATTCAGAAACTTGAGAAAGACAACGCCGATGTTCTGTTCAATCCGAACCACCCGGACCAGATTCGAAGGAAATCTGTTTTGGATAAGCGCATGGCACTATATAAGGCCGCTTATCCCGATAAGTAATTAAACGAAAGTTTTTACTTGCATTTCTATCGCTCCCCGCTAAGTTTACTTCTTAGCGGGGAGCTTTTATTAGTCCGCTAAAGCGCGTGAAACGCGCCGCCTACGGCGTAATTGTAGAGGTCCGAAAGGGTAGCCTCATGCGAATTGATACTATAATTTTTTCTGGAGGATACTACAATGCCTGCTACTGCAGCTTCTATTGAAACTCATTATGTAAATTCTTTTAAGGACGGTCTTGCTGAGGCTTTTCAGAAGACTGAATCCATTCTTCAGCCCTATGTTGAACTTACTCCTCAGAATTCTGAGGAGCAGTACTACGATCGAGTCGGCGCTGCTGACGATATGATTCGTGATACTACTCGTTATGGCACTAATCCGAATCAGGAGATTGCCTTCGACAGACGCCGTAGCGTTTTGGAGGATTGGGAAATCGGCAAGATGATTGAGGAAAAGGATCTTCTTCGCGTTGCAACGGACCCCACTAACGAATATTCGCGTCAGATCATTTACTCCTGCCGTCGTAAGCAGGATGATATTATTCTGGACAGCGTTTACTCTTCTGCCTATACGGGCAAGAAAGGTGAGACTGAGGTCAAGTGGGTCGCGGATGGCGGCACTGCTTTCGCTGGAAAGATCAAGGTTGGCTCTCTGTCGGTGGGGCTTAGGGACCCGATCACGGCGGGAGCTCGTTATGTTGTCGAAGCTGGCAACTTCGAGGGAACTGTCGTGTCTGCGGACTTCTCTACATCTGGCACTGTTTCCGGTCTTACGATTCCGAAGCTTATGGCTTATAAGTCTACGCTTATGCGTCAGGAAGTTCTTGGTCCGCAGGACAACATCAATCTGTTTATTGGTGTGGAGCAGTGGGAAGATCTTCTCAACACTCCGGAAATTAAGAACAGCGACTATAATGTGCGCAAGGCACTTGCGGATGGAAACGTTACCACCTTTATGGGGTATACGTTCATTCCTTACAATGGCCTTCCTGTTGACAGTAACGGCTACCGCCGCTGTCTTGCACTTCCTACCACGAATACCAAGATGGGTAGTCGCTACGGTGTGAAACTTGCTATGGCTCTGCCTCTCAAGGCCGATATGTGGCGTCTTCCGGACCGTAAAAACATCCCCTACATCTATGCAAAAATGGCTTGTAAGGGTGTTCGCATGTGGGGTGAGATGGTCGGCGAAATTCGCTGCTCGGAATAACTTAAACTAGGAGATTTAACTTATGGCTTCTTTGACGGTTACTAATTATTCGGATGAGATGACTACCCTTGTTACAAACAAGAAGTTTCTCAACTCCAGTGTTACGGCAGGAAAGGCTAAGATTGCTAGTTTTTCCTTTACTAATGGTGCGACGGCAGTTGCTATTGGTGGTGTAATTCTTTTGGCGAAGCTTTCCGCTTCTGCTAAGATTCTTACTCTTAGAGCAGACTCTTCCAATGCCACAGAGAGTTCAACGCTGGCAATAGGCTACACTCCGGTGTCGGCTTTGGTGGATACGAATGCTGCGGCACTTGTTGCCGCAACTTCAACTGCGGCTGCGGCCACGCTTACACTGGCCACAGGCAAGACGCTCACGGAACCGGGTGTGGAGAGTTACGTGTTTGCTACTGTTGCAGGTGCCACTTTTGCGGCAAATGCCACACTTAAGGGTTACATTGTCTATACTGATAACGAGAGTTAGTTGTTTGTTTAATGTTGTTTAGGCGGGGAGGGTAACTCCCTCCCCGCCTTTTATTTGTAATGACGCCACTTGAAATAGCAAACGAAGCACTGCATAAAATCAAGCAGAATGGGATAACCTCTTTTCCTGCTGCCGGAGATACGTCTGCACCAAAAGCGGCTCTAGCTTGTTCCGAGTTTCTTGTTCCAGCTATTAATAGAGTGTTGATGCAGTATGACTGGCGTTGTGCCGAGAAGCATCAGACACTTACTGCCTCAGTCACGCTGCCTATCGCTGGATACTCTTATTGCTGGGATCTTCCAACTGACTTTTTGAAGTTCTGAGCCTTGAGTGATTCTTTGGGAGGCGAGTTAACAGATTTTCGTTACTCCGGAAAGGTTATTTTTACAAATACTTTTCCAGTTGTTTTGTGCTACACCTATCCTATTTTGGATGATTTTGATGAGATACCAAATCACATTGGGGAGGTAGCGGCGCTGGTATTGGCAGAGTCTCTAGCCCCCTATCTTGAGGGAGAACGTCCTCAGAACTTTCCATCTATGATGAGGACTTCTTTGGTGAATGCCAAACGTATTGACTCGACTCAAGGTCCGTCTTTAAATTATATAGACGAAAACAATATAACTTGGCTGCGCTCACATGGATACTAATCAAATAATTTCCAATTTTTCTTCGGGGGAACTTGCCCCTACCATGCTTGGAAGGGCGGATCTAAAGGAAAAGTACTTATCCGCTGCGAAGCTGCTTCAGAACTATGTTGTCCTGCCGCAAGGAGGCATTTTGAAGCGTCCGGGGACTCGTTTTTTAGCTGAACTAGATTCCACAAAGACTTATACAATTCTGTCTTATACTCCCTCTGCAACTACCTCTTATTTACTTGTTTTTTCAGAAGGTGCTCTCTCTGTTTACAGGGCGGAAGATGTCATTGATGCTTATAGCGACTACGTCACAACTCTGAGCGCCCCTCTGCAAACCTTTGTATCTCCCTATTCTGCAACGGAGCTTCCAGAGTTAAACTGGGCGCCGATAAGCACAGAGGATGCTAGCCGTGTTGTGCTTTTTGCGCAGGGAAACCACCCTCCGTATGAGCTTGCTTTTATGGAGAATGACTATAACCCTTTTACTTTTTCGGCTGCTGTTTTTACGTCTCCTCCTTTTAAAGCTCTTGATACTACGGACACGATTCTGACTGTGTCGAATGAGCAGTGGGTTGCAAAACTCACATCTTCTAATGCCTCAGAGTTTTCTTCTTTAGGCACGGCTGCTTATGTTGAGTGGCAAAAAGACGATGTTTGGGTCTTGGCCAAGATACTGACTACTGCAACTACGCCAGCAGCACCTAGCGATCCCTCTGGCAACGTTTGCTATGTCCAGCCTATCCAGAACATTGTTACGGGCATAGCGACCTCTGCAAGACTTGTAGCTTTAGACCATGTTTATGACTCAGAGGAAATACCTGCAGACTCTTTGCATGTAAGGTCTGATACTCTAGTATTTAATTACTCCTGTGAAGAGGCATATTTAAGAGTTAAGTCGGAATATGAAAAAATCAGAACGACAAGTTCGACTTCCTCCGCTTACGCTCTGTCTGAAACAAAGTTTGGAGATACTCTGTGGGTCAAAGTGACAAGCTATTTGGGGCCGAGGGACTATCCAGTAGATTTCATAGCAGCTCCTGCCGCGAGTGATCTTGTTGTCGGGGATACTTATAAGATCCTCCGTGCAGACATAGACATGGATGTTTACGCTCCTGTTTCTGGAGGAACGGTGGAGTGGAATGACTCCTTTAAGTACAATACTGTGGGCGACACTTTTTCCTTGCAGAATAAATTTCGGGTTGTTACTGGAACTGGCGAGCTTGCAAATTTAAGTAAGTCTAAGACTTTTGATGTTGTTGAGACTACTACGGAACTGTCTTATCACCCTTGTTCCGGAAATATTGTTATGGCAGCTGATCTTTCCACGCTTGGGCATATTGCTACTTTGCAGGCATCTAAGCCTTTTTTTGCTTTTTCCGGTTCTGCCGGGGCAGAGGTTGGGCAGTATCTTCTTGTGAAGTATGGCGAAAAAGTGTGGATGCTTTACAAGGTCAGCAGCATAGCGTCTGCAACACAGGCGGTAGTTGTGATAGTTGACGGAACTCTACCTAGAAAAACAAGTTCTAACGAGATCGTCAATGAGGGTAGGTCTTCTACTTTCCGTGTAAGTGAGTGGAGTGTTGCCAATTACCCTAGGGCTGTTTCTTGGGTAGAGCGTAGACTTGTTTTCGCGGGGTGCCAAAGTGCCCCGGAAAGTGTGTGGCTGTCTAGAGTATCCGACACTTATGACTTCCGCACGGTGGATGCCGATGGCGCTTCTACTGATGATGCTGGCATTACTTACCCTCTTGCGGGTAAGTCTATGAATAAGATTGTTAATCTTACGGCTGGCCCAACTTTGGCAATAGGCACCCAGTCTGCAATTTGGCAGATGAGGAAGTCCTATGACGGAGAGGCAATTACTCCCACAAGTGTTACTTTTACGGAAGAGACCGCAGACGGCGTCTACGGAAAATCGCTTAGAATTGGTTCGGCAATAATCTGTGTTGATTTGTCGCGGAAGCACCTTATTGAGCTTGGCTATAGCTACGAGATTAACGGTCTTGAGGGGCAGAATCTGAATCTGCTTTCTGGCCATATGTTTGAGCAAGACAGGATTGTAGACTTCTGTTTTCAGCAGCGTCCCTACGGTATTATCTGGGTTATTACGGAGTCTGGCTCTTGGTATTCTATGACTTACAATAAAAAGCAGGGCATGTATTCATGGTCTAGGCATCCTACTTTTGGTAGTGTTCTTGGTCTGACCTTGCTTCAAAATGCTAGCGACTTATCCGGCTACGATCGGTTAGTCTTACTGACTTCTAGAAACGGGCATACTTTTTTGGAGCTTCTTGAGGATTTTTATGTAAAGGAGGCTACGGCTGCAAATAAGAATTACAACTTTCTTGACTGCACCAGAAGGATGGTGCCTCCTTTTGCGTTCCTTCCTCCTTATGGCGTGGATAAAAATCCCCCAGTTGATTCTCCCTCTGATCCTCTTCCGGAGCCAAAGTATCCTATAGGCTCTCCTGACTTTTCAAAGGTTTATGGCTACTGGGAAGATGCAAGAAGCATACTTCCCGGAATAAAAGGTTCTGAAACTATGTCTTACCAGTGGCAGATAAGCTCTGATAACATTTCATATACCGACGTTTCTGGCGCTACGCTTAGCTATTTTCCTCTTCCGTTGCTAAGTCCTGCGAATGATGGTCACTATCGTTGTAAGGTGGAAAATGGCCTAGGAGCTATGACCACGACGGACGCCGTAGTGCAGTGTGTTGTGCATCCGTTTGAAACTAGCCTAGATGGAGCAACTGGGTGGGCTACTGGAATGGGAACGTATGAAAGGTATGACCAGAGAACAGACGTCAGCACAGCATATAACAACTATTTTTTGGGTTGCGGACGCCCGGCTAGCGGGGAATATAAGGATGGCGTTTTTGCTTGGGCCAAGGGGGTTTCTTTTGACGCAGGCTCTGGAACTTACGCAGCTTTTGGCTTTGTCTCCGGGGCGTATGGGGCGAGTCATTGTTCCTGTGTTTTAGAGAATTGCGAAATGCCCTATACCAACCTTTTGGGAGTGAGCTGTTGGAGTCCTGTGGAGGAGGTTGGGGACGGCGCCGGTATTTTTCCTTCAAATAACACTATGCAGATTAAAAACAGTGTAGTCTATCTTGAGGGAAACAACACTCCGGAGGATGGTTACTGTGCTTACATATATGTCGGCTTTGGCTTTAACTCTCGAACAGAAGAAGGCGAATATGTCCAGTCGGCTAATAATTCGATTATCTTTTCTGGAGGAAGCAAGATACACTCAGGCAATGTTCGTTTTAGCGGGAGGCAGGGGGAGTCGGGCGAAGAAGGGGCGGTTATAAACTCTCAGCTCGTATTCACCGATCCGGGAACGGAGTTCCTAATGGATGATCAGCATACGAAGTCTTTCACAGCCCATGCTTCTATGGGCGTCCTTAATTTGGACCCCGGCACTACACTGCTTGAAAAAGGAAATCATGTGGACCTGCTTAATGCCTGCCTAGTTCGGTTAGGAGGAACAAAGGATCTTGAGGGAAACCTTAGCCAGTATCCTGCCATACTTTGTCCCATTTTTTCAGAGGACGCTATGATTAAGCTGAGGTTTGGAGGTGGCTATTTGGCATATGCCGGGGATTGTCGTAGTGGAAGCGGAGCAGCATTTCAGTGGAAATTTGACGGTAGCGGCATCATAAAAAGTTTGGATATGCTAGAAGTTAGAGGTGCCGATGGTATTTGGCGTGCGGCCATTGAAGGAGATTTCACAGTGACCTACTGCGCCACGGACGCTGAAGGTCTCGCGGCAACGAATAATCTTTACAGCGGACTCGCAGGTTACACAGTAATAACGGCAGGAGCTTCTATCTAAAATACCATGATACTTGAAACATACGCTATGTATTTAGGTCAGACCGTTAAACTGGTTGAGGGCGGCGTTTACATTGGTGATTTTGAAATAACTTCCTCAAATGTGCCTTACGCGCCCACTGGGAAAATCCTTGTTGGTTATGGTTATTCTTCCAAGGTTACTCCCTTTCCGCCTATTGCTAATTTTCCTGATCGCCCCGGATACGGTTCGTTAAAGAGAGTTAAAAGAGTCAAAACTTATCTAGTGGATACGGTCGGTGTTGACTACTCTGTTTCCAATGAAGCAGGACAGTGGCGGTTATCTGACGGAGAAACAGCAATGGAAGGATTTAAGGAACTTCCAATGCTAGAGAATTTTTCACTTGATTCCAGTTACTCTTTAGGTCAAGATTTCCCCTATCCGAGTAATATTGTTTCCTTGTTTGTAGAACTTGATACATAATGGCAATAACATCAGCAGCACTTGCAACGGCAGCGACTTACGCATCTATAGCAGCTTCGGTTGCGTCTGCTGGCGTAGCTGCGTATTCTAGTTTTAAGCAGGGGCAGGCCTCCAAGGCGGAGGCTAACGCCAGTGCTCGTGTTTCTCAGCGAAACGCTTATCAACAGGTAACGGATAACTCCTACAATAAGCAGGCACTGGAGTCTAATAAACACGAGGCCCTTTATCAATCAGATGTTCGTAGACAGAATATTTTAAAAAAAGGGAAATACGATAAAGGGTCACTTACAGCAAAACTTGCTTCCCGTGGTCTGTCTTTGGATTCTGCCTCCGGTTCTAGTTCTCTTGACGCCCTGTCTCTTTCTTATGAGGAGGAGGCTAGTTCTGTCATTTACGAAGGTGCTTCTCAGGGACTGGGCTATTCTAGGCAGCAGTCTGCCCTGTCCGCTGCTTCTTCAAATGCCACAAATATCGGAAACTACGAGGCTTCCTCTTACAGAGCCGCTGGAAAAAATGCTTATCGTTCTGGCGTTCTAGGTTCGATCGGGTCGGGACTTAGCGGCTTGTCCAAAGCAGGAGACACTTACTCCTCTGCCTACGCTAACGGAATTATTGGATAAAATATATGCCCTCTGCACCTTTAATTGGAAACTCTCAGCAAGCCCCCGGACCCGTTCACGGATCTTTTGGGGACTTCTCTGGCATGGCCGCTCTCGGTGAAGGCCTATCTTCTACCGCTAGGACCGTATACTCTGCCGCGGCGGATTTAGACAAAAGACGTCGAGACCGAGATGCCGCGTCCGCGGATCTTCAAGTGTCTTCTATTTTTAGTACCGGGCTTAAGGCTTTAGACGAAGATCCGGCTTTTATTAAAGGTGCTGGCAGGGATCCTGCTTCGAATAAAGACACTGAGTTTGATGCAGAAGCCAAAGCTAAAGCCATTATAGACGAAGCGGTAAATCTTCCAGCTTATAAGCAAATGTCTAACAAAGATCCACGCAAGGGTCTAATGCTGGAAGGTATGCAAGCACAAGCAAAAGCTTGGGCCTCTGCTGTTCAGTCTAAGAGAAATTCTGTCTGGGCAATCTTTACCAAGAACGATAACCAAAAAGCATTAGCAGATTTGGCTCTCGGCGCTTCTTTTGACTCAAATTCTACGTCGGAAGACAGAATTGCTGCATTGCGAACGACAATGTTTTCTGCGGAGGGTTTGGCGAGTAACACCCCTAACCCAGCAATGGCTGAGGATTACCGTATAAATGCGGGTAGTCTTGCTATGGCTTGGCTTCGTTCAGAAGAAGTTAAGAATCAGGCTAACTTGCTTCTAGGGAGTACAGAAGAATATGAAAAAGTGTGTAAGGAAGCAGCCAACTTTGTTCCCTCAACATACCGTTCTCAGTTTGAGGATGTAGTAGCCTCCACTATTCGTCAGTATACTCCGAAGGGAAAACATTATCTGCCCGAGTCTTCTACGAATCCTCTTATTAATGCTATCAAGAACGGAGAGGCCGTTCCAGAAACTGTCAAACAAAACATACTAGCTAAGTCTTCTCCAGAAGTTCAGGATCAATTTAAGAGGGCCGAACTCATTGGCGCTACTTCGGGGGCTATCCGAACTGGTCTTTACCGTATGGCCCCCGGTAGTGTAACAGTAGCAGACTCTTTTTTGGAAACTTACTCTAAAGACAAAGAAAAACTATTCACTGATTATCCAGTGTTAAAGTCTTTATCCCCCGGAGAACTAACGGAGCTTAATGCCTCAGTTTTAGCTGCCCGTAAAGAAATTCAGCGCGTTGCCGCAACAGGAGACTGGCTTAGCCTCTGCGGCAATGACAAGGCGGTGCAGGCGGCTATCGGTGCAGGAGATTACGCTTCGGCTAGAAAGCTTATTGCTAATAAGGCAATAGCTGCTGGCTTTGCCCCTGACGTTGCAAATACCGTTTCTCTGACGGAACATGAAGTGCTATCCGCTATTTCTGACCCTAATGGCTCAGCAAACAAGGATCTGTCTGCCCTTACAAACTCTTTCTCTGTGGAAGGAGCTGCAGCTTTTTCCGGGAGTCTTGAGGCTAAGGCTAGAAACTTTGCAACCCTTACAACCGAACAGCAAGCCAACGTAATCAAGGAAGCGGCGCTACTTCCTGTTGTTTGGTATGGAAACCCAGAAGCCTCCAAAGACAAACCGTGGTTGGCTGAACAGGCATTGACTGCTGGTTATGTTAAGGCTCAGCGTGAGTATGTAAGCTCTAAAGACAGAAGTGATTGGGATCAAAGCAGCGCAGCATTGAAAACTTTGATGCAGAAGGACCCTTATTTTGCTTCTCTCCAGTCTGCCCTTTCTGAGCACTTTGGCGATACGGTGGCTTCTTCTGTCATGTCTGGACTTCTGAAGTATGGCGCTTCTCCCTTTATTGGAAGGGAGAACGACCGCACAAACACCACCACAAGATTGGCAACGCTTAAAGATTTTGCTCAAATGTCCATGATGCCGATCGGTGCAGGAAGCGACAAGAGTGTTATGCTTATAGCTCATCCTGCTTGGGAAAAGTGGCCGGAAACAGGCGTTAAAGGATTTGTTCAGAAGGTGACGGACCCGGGCTATGTTGGCGCTAAAAATGCGGCTGAGGTCGATGAAAACTATCAGTTGGCCGCAAGGGCGGCTATTTTTAGGGGGGCCCACGGAGAACCCGGGGGTGTATCTGAGGCTAGCTGGTGGAACTACAACCCCGCCGACCCTGATTGGCCTCTTGTCGATTCCGGATTCGCGGATGTTCCCTTTAAAATGTTTTCTGCAGCGAAGCATGTCTTGAACGACTGGCCTATGGTGTTTGGCGAGGCAGGAAGTATGCGAAACTTTCCTTCCTACAACCCATATGGCAAGATGCAAACAATGGCACCGGAGAGATACAAGAATCAGGTGCCTATGAGCGACTGGGATGTTGCAAAAACATACAACGTAATAGTTGCTGCTCAGCATTGGTCAGTTGCTACATCCGCTGGAAAAGCGGCATCAGATATCGCAGGAAACGTTGCTGTAGGAGCGGATAATGAAAGAATGGTCCAGCGTTTGTTTTCTGAGGGATACATTCACTTTAAGGATTTCAGCTACAATGGTAAGTCTTATGTTGTCGCATCAATTGACAGCGGTGGCTTAAAGTTGATGCGAAAGGAAGCGTCTGGTTCTGATGCTGGCATTATTTGGGGTAAAGACGGCCGTCCGGCGTTCATGGTTCCAGCGGAAGAGTTCCACAAAGGTGTCGAGGGGGACTATCAGGCTTACAAACTTGGGACTAGCTTAGCTAGGAGAATCTATTCCAGTACAACAAAAGCGGCCATCTATAAGTCTTTACGTTTTGCTCAGCAAACTACCCCTGTTTCTGTTGGCTCCAACAAGTTCTCCGGTGGTATGCCTCAGACGTCTGCGGAAAAAGAAACCGATGGGGGGCAAGACGATCTGCGCGAGATTTATAAATATGGGGTTGAAGGTGCAGTGAATTGGTCTTACAGTGCTCCTCCGTCGGAGTTCCGAATCAATACTACTGAGCGCCCTGAGCCTCTTCCTGTTCCTACACCTTCTTCCAAAGCTAAGTAAAATATGTCTATTCTGTGGCAACCCATTAATGGCCAAGACACGCAGAGAAATCCGTTTGCTATCGAAAAGATAGCCGATTTCGGTCCGGTGACTAATTTTGTTGATGCCTTTTCAGAGGGTTATTCCCAAAGTCTTACCGGACTTACGGTTGACGCTTCTCAGTATGCCTACTGGGACAAACAGGCTCAAAACGAAGGTAGCACCGTCACTGAAGATGAGTTTACTTCATCGGGTGCTTCAAAATTCGGATTAACTTGGAGGCCAAATCTATCTCACAAGACTCTGTATAAAATGCAGAGTCGCGCTGCAGATGCTGAGATGCGAGACTATGAAACATACGCTGGAAATCACGGAGTTGCCTCTCTTCTTGGCTCTGCTGTTGGCGGCAATGTTGGGCCTCTAGATCTCGCTGTAAATCTTGTGATGCCAGAAGCGGGGCTCGGAAAAGCTTTAGCCACTACCACTAAGTTTACAATTTCTGAGGCGTCGCGTATAATGGCGAAGAGCGCGGCGGCTGCAACAATGCAGTCTATTGCGGAACTTCCCTTTACTACAACTGAGGCTAAGTTCGCGCAGCGTCCAATATCGGATGAAGACATTCTAATGAACTTAGTTTCTGCGCCTCTTGGCGGAGCTATAATGGCCCCCGGCTTTCATTACTTGGCGTATCGCGCCAAGCCGGAAGTTGTTAAAATGGCTACTTCTCAACTTAACGATTTGGTTATTCGAGGTGGGGACAAGTCTGACGCTGCAAGAGCATGGCTAAACATCATAGGAGCCGACGGCGATGTTGCTCAATCAGCGCTGCTGAGCAGAGACATGCTTAAGCTTTTGCGTAAAGATACTTGGTCGCAAGAGGACAAGAATTTCTTCCAGAACTGGGTAGGGGAGCATCGAGCTATTGACCTTCCCTCTGCCAGTGGTGTTTCTGACAAAGCTAACGCCCCCGTCTATTCTCAATTATACGCTGAGAGCACCCCCGCCTCTACCGAGGGACAGAAAATGCTTTCGGATGTATTCAATAGTCTTTTTGGCGTAGAGGTAAGGTTCCATCCGGAGCTT